GCTTTCGACCTTGCCACCGTTGTTGTACATGTGGACTTTCTGCAGATCGTCTTGCAGCAGCACGGGAAGATCTTCCATGCTGGACATGGGATAGTTCTTATCGAACTCAATGTTGTAGCCATGGCTTGGTGCAACCATGATGTATCCACCATCGCCTCGTATATCGATCTTGTTGAGGCCCACGCTGTTGCGGATCAGTTCACTGCCGAGTGAGTAGAAGTAATGCACGCCACCGCGAGGTGACGTTTGTTTGAGTGGGGTACGGCTGATGTTGCCTTCTTCAACCCAATCAACTGCTTCATCCTTATCGACATCGACCACGGCGAACGTAATGCCTGTTATCGCTGCCCAGTTAGCGGATGGATACTGGGAGTGCCACTGCTGTATTTCATCGCGTGACGGTTGAATCTTTTGATAGTGCTGCCACTTGACTCGTGGTGTCTTGGCCCACTTGGCTTTGAGTGCATCTTCGGTATCGAAGGGATGCCGGGTTCTGAAGTATTGCGGCACTGCCTCTGTTGGTGAGCCACATGGGATGATGTGCATCCCGTTCTCCCACATGTCGCTAAGCAGTTCTAGTTTTGCTTCGGGTGCGAGTTCAGAGCCGTTGACCCCTGATGGTAGGAATGATGGCATCATTAAATTATCCGCTGCACGATCCTGTTTTTGTTTTCATCTGTTCCAGATTTGACCTTCATGTCCAATGACTTTGCTGCAATCCTGATGGAGTGATAGACATAACCCTTGGGGTCTTCCTCTTTGCTGAGCACAAAGCTGTCGCCAATTTCCATGTCTTTCAAAAGCGTTTGCCATTTACCTGCCCCCCTTGCGGGGTGAGGCGGTAGCTCGAGGTTTTTTTCAATTGTCTTCATGACCTTTCGCCTATTGGAAAGTCGCATTCTCTATGAGGTTCTTTGATCATGCAATAAAAAAGTGAAATTAATTGTTGCAATGAAATGGTTGGTGAACTACTGTGCACTTCAGTAGAGATGAGATGAGATTGAAATGAACGAGCGGATTAAGAATCTAGCTTTGCAACTGCATGGCGCGAAAGAAAAGAAGCAAGAGGTCGAGCGACATATCAAGTCGGTTGAACGCGAGCTCCTAGACCAGAAAGAAGTAAGTCAACTTCTACTCCCCCTGAACAACGAAGGCGGCGAAAGAACCCAAGACGGCATAACTGTTGAGATCAAGCGTGAACACGTTTGGGATCAGTTTTTGTTGGATGAGATTCTGGAGTCAATGCCACGAGAATCGTGGCCCTCGTTTGTAGCCCAAGTTACGAATTACAAGGTAGACATGCGCGGCTTTACTGCGTGGGCTATGGCTCACCCAGACGAAGCTGGGCGTTGGCATGCCTGTCATTCGATCAAGCTTGGCAAAGAGCGGGTCAAGTCGATTGACCCAGATAAACTTAACCAACCAGAAGAGGAGGTGTAACTTTGAGTTTACTCAATCAAGTTACTACCCATCGGGAGATCAATCCTGATGTGACCATGCCCCCTGTACGGATGAACATCCAAGGTACAGATGGTATTGGTAAGTCCACGTTTGGAGCGAACGCTCCTGACGCTATCTTCATACAAGCGGAAGACGGCCTGTCTTTCATCAACGCTGCACGGTTTCCCCAGGCGAACACTTGGGAAGAGATCTTGGAGCAGGTGAAGACCCTGGCCATGGAAGAGCATGGGTACAAGACAGTTGTCTTGGATACTACTGATGCTGCAGCCAAGCTTGGTGAAGCGAACGTCTGTGAGAAGAACGGTTGGTCATCGGCGGCAGACCCCAAAGCAGGATACGGTGCGTTTTACGTTGCCGAAGAGAATGCTTGGTTGAACCTGTTGAATGGCCTGAACGTATGCTTCCAGCAGCGTGGCATGAATGTGATTCTATTGAGTCACGTTGCATCTAAGTCGTACAAGGATCCAGAACTGGAACCTTATGATCGATGGGAGATGCGTTGCAACAAGAAGGTGAATGCCCTGATCAAGGATTGGGTTGACTTCAACTTGTTCGCAAACTACGAAACCACCTTGATCAAAGATGGTCAGAAGGCTCGCGGTGTGAGCTACGGCAACCGAGGTTTATTTACCAAGTTTGCTGCAGCGTATGACGCAAAGTCTCGCTTAGATCTTCCATCGAAGATCGAATTCTCTTGGCAATCATTTGCAGATGCTTATGGCGCTGCTCTTGGTCTGCCAGTAAACAATAACGAAGCCGCATAGGAGGAACCATGGGCTTATTAGATCAAGGTATCGATGTCAGTAACATCGACGAGTCAGGAGGCGGGGTATCAGAACCCATGCCAGCTGGCGAGTACACCTTAGCTGCGGCTGTGTACAGCGAGGAGACTTCAAAGGCAGGTAATCCATACCTGAAGGTGGAGTACAACGTCGTTGGGCCTAGCTATGCAGGTCGTAAGATCTGGGAGAACTTCACGCTGACTCATGCTGTAGGGCTGGGACGGTTGAAGTCTTTCATTAATGCGACGGGTGGTGATGCAACGCAGACTGTCAATACTGACATGATGCGCGGAGCCATGGGTAAGCAGTTCACTGCACAAGTGGCCATCGAAGAAGGCAACAATGGTTACGCAGCTAAGAACAAGATCTCTTCTTTCAAGAGCGGATCTGCTCCTGCGGCTGTGCAACCACAAGCGCCACAACAGGCACAGGCAACCCCTGCGCCAGGCTTGAACACCGCCAATGTAGATTGGAATGGTTAAGGGCTAGGGCTTGGGACTCATCACCCATCCAGCACGTTCCCGTCCGTGTGCCCGAAGGCGGGACTTCAATGGAAGTTATTTATGAGCAGTGCAAAAGATATTTTTATAGTCCCAAAGGACTATGTTTTTCGCCCACTTGGTTGGAGACAAAGCACCATAGTGGTCGATGGAAAAACTATTTACCTGTCATTCAACACCGTCAAGGTGGTCGAAGGCGGGACTGATAAACCCCAAAGCAAGGAATAGAAATGGAACTACATTCTGAAAAGACATTGCGCTTTGCGCGTAATGCGTTGAAATCTCATGTGGCAACAATGGCGGCTGACCACGGTATAAAAGAATCTACGGCTCGAGCCAACATCTCAAATTCAATTGGAGTTGATCCAAGCTCAATCAGGCAGTTTGTAAACGGCGAGATCGTTAAACCTGCTCTGAAAACCATGCAGAAGTATGTGACCTGGCTGGCAAACAACCCTGAATCTCAAGACTTTGATGAAAGAGACGTAGAGCGCGGCAACAGAATGCCTACTAAAGAGGAATTGCGTCAAAAAATTACGCGGCTTCGGGATGACCTCGATCATGCACAATCATACATGCAGGAACTACGAGAAAAGCGTGATGAACTTTTGGACAGACACCAAGCTGCTCATCCTGAAAACTCTTACTGGATGCAGAATTCAGAGGCGCTGATTGAGATCTCTACTGGCTGTATGTATGAAGCAGACAATGTGCGCAAACGTGTCTGCACGATACCGATACCGATGCTGCAGGGTAATTGGAGATGGGATCAGGAAGAAGAGACCCGCGAAGAAAACAATGCGCGACGAGAAAAAGCGTTGTCAGAAAGTTTCGGCAAGGTGTATCAGTTTGCGAGATCGATCACTGAGTTGTACTCCAACCTTGGTGGCTGGCCTGATGATGAAGTTATCGTGGACGTTAGGTTCCAAAACATTGAGGGCATGTGATGAAAGACACCGAAACCATTCACAGCGACATCCCGCTGCCAATAGAGAAGCGTGGTAAGTCTTCTAGGTGGGACAAGTTTGTTGGCATCGAAGTCGGTCAGTGTGTGTTTGTGGATAGCCGTAAAGAAGCTAACTCGTTGAAGATTTACTTATCTAGGCACGGCATGAAAGTGGCAACGCGCAGCGTGGATGGTCAATTTGGGGTTTGGAGAGTGGCTGATGAGTGATCACGCAGGTCTGATCAATGGCTCTACTGGAGAACCGTTAAGCATCAAAGAGGATGTGGTCAATCACCCCGGACACTACGCGAAGGGCGGTGGCATAGAGTGCGTTGAGGCAATCAAAGCGTCGATGTCCTCTGACGCCTTCAAAGGGTATCTTAAAGGTAACGTCATGAAGTATGTCTGGCGTTATGAAAACAAAGGCAAGCTAGAAGACTTGCAGAAAGCCAACGTCTATTTGGGTTGGCTGATCAAGGAGGAAACTGATGGATCATCATGAAGAGTTTGATTTCAGCTGGCAGAGCGAAGAGCACGAAGTTGCGGCAGAGGCGCTGGCATTGTTTGTGAAAGCGATGAGAAAGAGAGACATCTCAGAAGATGTTTTGATGGAAGTTCTTTTTGTCGCCGCGTTTACATATCACTTGCACTTTACTGATCGTAGCTCCCTTCGCAGGTTGGTTGATGACGGCATGCTTGCAGTGGTGGATCCTGATTCATCAACAGAGGAAAGGATATGTCATTAAATGAAAACCAACACGCCGTAAGAGAACAGGCTGTGCTTCGTATCTTACATCGTCACAACCTATCACCGTGGGCCAGAACGTACTGGGCACGCACTTATTCAGGACTAAAGAGGGCCAGGCATGCAGCTAAGGTATTACCAGCAGGACGCCATTGATGCGGCGTTTCATTGGTTCGACACTCAAGATACGAACCCGTTAATTGTTTTACCCACAGGCTCTGGCAAGACAGTTGTCTTTGCCTCAATGATCAAGAAGATCTTTGAAGACAATCGTGACAGCCGTGTGTTGATCCTTGCTCATAGGCAGGAGCTCATCAGCCAAGCAGATGAAAAGCTGAAGACCGTATGGCCTTGTGCGCCCAGTGGGTTGCTGGCTGCAGGGTTGAAACAGTTTGATTCGCACGAGCCTATCGTGATCGCTAGTCGGGATACCCTGGCCACACCAAGCAGGTTGATGGACGCAGGTCAGTTCGACTACATCATCGTGGATGAAGCCCATCATGTTGGGCCAGAGAAGCGGAGTCGGTATCGCAAGATCTTTGATCACTTCGACTCAACACAGTATTACGCACCAAAAGTCTTGGGCGTGACGGCAACACCGTATCGCATGGGCCAAGGGTTCATTTACGGGTTGGACGATCACTTCTTTGGAGGTGTGGCCCATCGGGTCACCATCCCGGAGCTAATCAAAGCTGGATATCTGTGCCGACTGTCGGCTTATCAGGTGGCGTCTGAGGCGGTGATCGATGCATCTACTGCCAGGGTCAAGTTCAAAGGTGGTGACTATCGTGAGTCAGACATTGAGCACCTCGCCATGGAAGACCAAACCATGTTGGCGATTGTCGGCGATTGGATTGATAAGGCGTACAGCAAAGGGCGACTGAGCAGTGTGTTCTTCTGTATCACTGTCGCTCATGCGAACAAGATGTGCATGTACCTGCGCAATGCAGGTGTAGAGGCGGCTGTCGTGACGGCAGAAACGCCCAGTGAAGAGCGCAAGAAGATCCTTGAGGACTTTGAGCATGGTGTCATCAACGCGCTGTGTAACGTCGCTGTGTTGACTGAGGGCTGGGATGCGCCACGCACAGACTGCATCGCGTTGCTTAGACCGACCAAGTCGCTGGGCTTGTATGTGCAGATCTGTGGTCGAGGCATGCGCACTTGGGGTGACAAGAAAGACTGCATGCTGCTGGACTATGGCGAGAACATGCAGCGCCATGGCTGCATCGATACAGCTAGGCCAGAGAAGCCTGATGAAGAAGAATCAACTGAGCCTAAGATCTGGATATGTGACCACTGCTATGCAGTGAATGATATGTATGCCCGCAACTGTGTCGAGTGCGAAGAGCCTAGATACAGCGTTGAGCAGATGCTTCAGCGTCAGCAAGACTTGTTGAACCAGCTGGAGGAAGAGCGCAAACAGCAAGAAGAAAAAGACGCCGCTGCAACACGAGAAGCGGCACAGGGCAATGTGCTTTCTGACGAGCTTGAAGAGCCTTCGCAGAAGTTTGAGAAGATCAAAGACATCGACTTTGTCTCTGCTCAGATCAAGACATCCAAGAACGGCAACGAGTATCTCAACGTAATGTTCTCCACGCCCGGTGAGTACTGGCCACAGAGCATGCCCATCATGCTGGGTATGCACGGTAAAGCGGGAATGGTTGCTACAAAGAAGTGGCGCACTCTGACTAGGCCAGGGACGCCCATAACACATAGCCTCACGCACGCGGCGGGTCTTGTTAACGAAGACAAAGTCATGAGTCACATCAAACAAATTACTGTAAGAAAGGAGGGTAAGTACTGGAATGTTGTCAGCGTCCATTTTTAATCGCATAGATGAAGTCATCGCCAGCAAAGATAACCGACACCGAGGGCACCTTGGTTTCAGTGGGATCGGGGATGACGATGAATACAAGCTGTGGATGGGTTTCCGTTGGTGCTTACCGTCCACGTTTGGTGGGCGCATGCTTCGCCTGTTTGATCTTGGTCAGAGGATAGAGGAGCAGATCGTTGACAACATAAAAGACAGCGGCCTGATATCCATCGCCTCGCACGACAAAGACGGTAACCAGTTTCGGGCATCGTTCTTTGGTGGCCACTTCGCAGGTTCGTGCGACGGGCTGCTCAAAGGTGTGCTGCCTCCACCTGAGAGCGAGGTGGTGTTGCTGCTCGAGGTGAAGAGCGCCAACGACAAGCGATTCAAGGAGCTTGTGAAGCTTGAAAGCTATGAAGCGTGGAGCGAAACGTATCGCTGGCAGATTCATGCGTACATGGGTGCGCTTGGTCTGACCAAATGCATGGTTGTTGTGATGAATAAAAACAACAGCGAAATCTATTCAGAGGTGATTGAATACAACGCCGCTATCTGGGAGCGCGCACAAGAGAAGGCAGAGCGGATCATCTGCAGTGACGCACCACTCAAAGAAACACGGCGGTCAGAGAAAGATTGGCGCATGAAGAACGAGCCTGACCTGTATAAAGATATCTACTACGGACGGCGCTTGCCTGAGTCGGTGAACTGCAGGAACTGCATGCACTCAAAGCCATTAACAGAGTCTCACGGTGCCGTGTGGGTGTGTAAGAGGACAGGTGAGGCTCTCTCGCTTGATGAGCAGCGTGCTGGGTGCCATAAACACATGTGGATACCAAACCTAGTGGGTGCAGATTACATGCCTGAGAGAAGCACACAGGACGCCACAGCGTACAGAGCGGGCATCATCGACTTCTACAATGGTGTGGGGCCAGAGGATGGTGAGTACTACTACTCAAGTGCTGAGATGCGTGAGCTATCCAAGGTGCGGTTCGATACTCAGATGATGATCGATAGTGAGAAGATCAGGGCTGAGTTCCCAGGGAGCCAGATCGACAACATGGATGAACGCACTGAGCCTTTCTAGTCCCAGCTGCGGGGGTCTTTGACGATCAGTATCTTGGTGCCGGGGTAGAGGGCTTCGACTAGTTTCTTCTTGAGCCTAAACACCTGAGTGATTACACCCTTGGTGTCTTCAACCACATACTCACCATCGCGCTTGTATCGGAAGTCTGCTATGTACGAGCAGATCTTCTGATCCTCGCCGTTGACGGTGACCACGCAGGGAAAGTCTACTTGAACCTCAAGCTCGGATAGCTCGCCAGCTTGTTGTAGTTGTTTGAGTATCTTGTACCTGGCCGCTTCAAGCTTAGAGTCGAACACGATGCCATCGTATTCAGTCTTCTTTGCAAAGTATTTTGACTTTGGCCGCTTTCTTTTTGGGATCAAACTAATCAATGCCTAGGAGTTTGTTTAACTCTACTTGCCTGAGAGCATCAGTGCCACGGTTAAATAATGACGTAGGCGCTGTGCTAGGCTGTGTAGGCGCGATTGGAGGCGCAGGTTGTGGTTGTGTAGGGGTTGGTGCAACAGGCGCTTGTGCGGCTTCTTGCGCAGCCATCTGTTCAGCTTTCGCTTCTGGCCTAAAAGCTGAGCCTTGAAAACCTTTTCTAACCTCTGCCATCGCTTTAAAGTCAAATGGATTAGAAAGTTTGTTTTCATTTCCTTGCAGTGCAAATCGTATTGTTTCTTTGCTCGGAGTGAATGCGTTAAATCTACCGGCCATAACAGCGTTAAGCTGCGGTACTTTGGCTTTCTTTAACGGCTTCATGATCTCAGAGTTAGAAAGACCAAGAGTCTTTGCATCCTCAATGGCCATGTTTAAATCACGCAATGCTTTAAATCGCTGCTCGTTGGCCGTGATGTATGCCTTAGTCATGTCTTCTGCAGAAACACTACCACTTGTTTTGGCAATCTGATTGAAAATGCCTGATGCATCTCGCACCGCTCTTCCAGCCTCGTAACCTCTATACAGTAATGAAGTTTCAATTTTTGGTTTCACTGCTTTGATGCCTGTCAAAGCCTCTATAAACTCGCCAGCTGGATCAATTCTGACGCCAGATCTTTTGACTGCTTCTCTAGAATCAGTTATGCCAGCCGCAAGCCCTAGTGCTTTTGGAAAATCACCAACCCTGATATCAAGGCCACCAGGGAGAGAAGAAGTAACAGTCGATGTTATTTCAATTGGTGACGCGCCGGGAGTCAAACCCTCTGCCAAATGAGCAAAAGACTTACCAACCCTTACATCAAATGGATCTTCGTTATTGTAAACAGATCGACCAAACCTAGTTTGATTACGCCCTATATCTAAAATCTTTTCAGTTAATATAGATTCGCCAAGGAAGGGTGAAAAGAACTCTCTTCCACTTTCCATTGCTGCATCAAAAGCAATTGCATTTAACTCTTTTTCGCCAGTTATGCCTGAGTTAACAGCGTTGAAGATTGCTCTTCCTGAACGAGTTAAATAATCATAAGGATTGGTGTACGAGAAGTTATAAAAGTCTGTGATCTTGCCATCTTTGTTTGTTGCAAGAGGTATGAGCATTGCGTTCTTTTCCCAATCGGCAGCGAAAGAACGCTTGAAAGCATTCACTTGTTCCATGTCAGAACCAGTAAGCGCAAGACCCCCAGCCATTAATCCACCGTAAAGACCGCCATCAACAGTCAAAGAACCAAGCAACCGACGCATGCCAATAGATCTAATTGCAGTAGACTCATTGCCAAGTTCTTTCATCGCTCGACCATAAACGCTGGCAGAGGTTCTAATAATCTCAGCAGGGAACGCAACAAAGTTACCGAATGGTAACCGCCTTAGTTGTTGTATTGCTTGAGGCACACGAGCGTAGTTGGGGACTGTGTCCTTGACTATGGATGCAGCTTCTCGTTTTAAAAGCTGTTGAAGTTCTGGGCCACTTAATTCAGAAACAGAACGGCCTCTTAGCATTAATTGGTTTTGAACATCTGTTATAGGTATGTTTTTTGCGCCTTTCTTAAACGCATCCATGAGCCGACCGAGTTCCATTTCATAGCTGTATATCTTCCAGATATCGTCTGATCCTTGATACAGCTTTCCAGCAAAAGTGTTTTGTATATTCGCTGCTTTCTCAACATACTTCTTACCGAAGACGCCTTGTTTGGCGCTAAGTGCATCTTTAAATAAGTTTTCAAATTCACCAATCTTGGCGTTGGTGTTAACGATTCCTAACTCAATAAGGTCATCGTAGTAATTATCTATGTCGCCCTTCTTGATGTTAGCAGTGCCGTCAACGCCTTTATCAACAAGCCTTCCAGATCGATTAATCTTTGTGGCCAAAGCTTCTGCCGCGCTGCTACCCGGCAAATCAACAAGTCGTTGGCCAATTTGACTAAAGACCGTTTGAGCAGAGTCGATTAAGTTTTCTGCATTGCCGAAGTTGCCGTTCTTTAGTGCAAAGAAAGATGCGGTGGTCGCGTTTCTTATTTGCGTCACTGGGCTTAGAACTGTCTTAGCGACTTGCGAGAAACCTTTTGCTGCTAAGAACGTGGCCCAAAGCCTGTTAGTGTCTGCACTCAAGAACTGTTGTGGCATATCTTCGATTGCTCTTAGATATTCTTCTTTGACGTACTTACCTGCAAGCGGGCCATATTTTTTTCTAGCAATGTCCGATACTTCTGTTGCAGTAGATGCGCCTTCCATGCCAACACGAACGTAGTTTTCAGCTTCTTGAAATGTTACGTTTTTGGGTACTGCGTCAAAAATAAACCTGTTTGCTTCAGGCAAAGTGCTGTTATAAATATTTAAATTGTCAAAGTACTTTGACTTGTTGATAGCTTTAGCCATGCCATCAATGGTGTCGATAGCTTTAGTTCTAAGACCAAGGCGTTGTTCTTCTAGTGATCTTTGTCTAATTGGCTCAACACCAAATGTACCGTCTTTCTTTTTAACTCTTGCAAGCACATCAGATGCACCAGAGTACTCGCCCAAAAAGTCTCTAACTGCAGGCAAATCATCAAGTCTTCTGCCTTTCATTATTCCTTGAGCCACGCCACTTAGAGTGCTTTCGGCAAACTGATCTGCTGGCTTCATGCTGGCGTTGTTGAATGAAACCCTTTGTCTCAAATCATTAAGTATTCCTAAAGCAGCCTCTTCAGATACTCCTTGGCCTGGGTTTGCTGCTTCTGAAATCTTCATTATTTCATCAAGCGCACTCCTAACTTGTGGCTCAGTAGGAACATATGCATCTGAATCTTTCAAAGATCGGTACATTCTTGTGGCGTAGTACCCTTTGTTGTCGCCAATGGCTGTCGTAAGTTCATCCGACATCTCTTTGCTTAAAAATGTATCGTCACGAATTGTGTCTGATAACTTGTCTATTTGATTTCTGAATTTGTCTGCTGCATTGAGAAGGCTTAAATCACGCCTGCCTCCAAACAAAGATTTAGACTTTCCAGCTTTGAGTTTTTCGTCTAAAGCAACAAGAGCTTGCCTTCCCTCTTCTTTTACAACGCTTCTCGGTTTAAACCCACTTGTGCCAGGCACTCCAACCTCCTCTGCAAACATGTAATTGTTTAAGGAATTTAGTGTGAGGCGTTCATCCGTTTCATTTAGGTTGCCACTCTTTTTTAAAGATTTAAGAGCGTTATCAACCTCTTCCATGCTTTGCCGAGCACGTTGGTTTTGGGCGCTTACTTGTTGAACTCTTAACGCTTGTAGCTGACGGCTGAAAACATCAGGCATTTCGCCTTGAAAGGTTAAATACTTCTTTGCCCTCTTGCTGACCTTGGCTATGTTCTGTTGTAAAAAAGTTGGGTCATCTATATCAGCCTTGACACCAACATTTGTCAAAACACTATCTGGGTTTTTAATAGCTTGTGCAGTTCTCTTAACAACGTCTGTGCTTGCAACTGCATCAACGCCTTTGCCTATTACGGGAGCGGCAACTTTTACTGCACGAGGTACTCCAAGTAGTAAAGTTGCACCCTCTGCAGCTACCTTTAGTCGGTTACTTAACTCTGCAGCTGCACGTTCAGCGCCAACTAATTCAGACGCATCTAACCTTTTTGTGGGGCCACCATCAAAGAAGTCGCCAAGGGTTTCAACATCAGGAGTTGTAGCAGCAACATCAGCAGCCGCAAATGAACCAATCTGCCCAGCACGCCCAAGCTGAGCAGCTTTCGCTGCCTTGGCGGCAAGACCACCGGGTACGGCAAATTGTGTAATAAACTTGGCGGCTTCGCCTAAAGTTGTAGATGTGGTTGGTTTGTATTGACCAAAGAATTCTCTTACTGCTTCAGCATTACTTTCTTCTGGATCGGTAACTAAGTCTGCAAGTTCTGCGGGGAGAGAAGCTATACCCTCAACAGTACCAACAAGACCAGCGCCCACTCCTCGAGCTATGTCGCCTAAAGCTGATACATCTTCTTCGCCAAGTTGAGCACCACGTTCAGTTATAGGGTTTTTAGATATGTATTTTTTTGCAGCACTTAAAGCAGCATCTTTATCATCTGTATCAATGTTGATAGACCTGCCATCTGGCAAATTTATCGTTATCATTGCGCTATCTCGTTACCTTCTGCATCAACATTTATAGAAGTACCGCCAGATGCCGCCTCTCTCGGCTCCATCTTTAAATCTTTTCTAGCTAATCGATCAGCTATTATATCAATTTGATCAGGACTTAAATCTTGACCCGACAAGCTATCGCTAATGCTTTCATAGTATTGCGCTTTTACATTTGAGAACAAAGTTAATTGCTCTAACTGAGATGGATCTTTACTAAGCAGTAAGTTGATTCGACCTGCCGCATCAAGATCGGGGCGCTCTTTCTTTAATATCTCAAGCTGTTGTTCAAACGCAGTACCGCGTTCTTCTTGCTGCATTCTTCTTTCATCAAGATCTCTCTGCCGCTCAAGCTCTCTGTACTCTTCTTTTCCAAGAACCATGTCGCTTAGGAAGTTTCTAGGCACTCTACCTTCTGTTGGTTGTGCAGCTTTTGCTAAAGCATATTGAGTTGCGGGGTCTTGAAGCATACTAAATATGCCACCTGAACTTTCAGGCTCAACCTCCTCTGCTTGCTGCTCAACAAAAGCTTGGCTTTCTGGAGTCACAGATGCAAAAGGATCCTCTTCAACTTCGGAAACTGCAGGCGCAGAGGGAAGAGCAGGTGGCTCTAAACCTTGCTTCAATTGTTCCATGGTGGCGGGCGCATTTCTTCTAGCTCCCTCTGCCATGGACTCAGACATAGGGAACATCTCAAAAGGTTCATCAACATCGCCTGGATCGGAAAGACCAAGAACTCTACCTAATCGGCTTTGAGCGATAGCCTCTAAACCTTCTCCAACGCCTCTAACTGGTGCAGTTAAAATATCGCCCATGCCTGCGATGCCAGAGCCAATATTGTAACCAGTGTTAGCGGCTAGTCTTTTGTCATTAAGAAGCTGTAAGTATTCTTGTTGCACTTGTGGTTTAAGTTTTGCAAATTCTTCAGCAGTAACTCCAAGGCTTTCAATTTCTTCAACAGTGACTGGATTTTCTGCAGAAACTTGAACTTCCTCAACAGGAAGAGATGCTATTCCACCAGTAGCTGGAGAAGCCTCTTGAGCAATAGCTTCCTCTGAACCTAGCAAAGCAGGTGCCATTCGCGCTGTTTGTCCTCGACCAAAAGTTTTTGCTCTAGTGTCTCCAACACCAAGACGCACAGCTTTTTCTACAACATCAGCAACTTTCTTTCCTTTATAGCCCATTCTCCCAAGTTGAGCAGCAATCGCGCCGGGTGCTCCAACACCAGATGCCATAAGACCAGCTGTTGTGGTTGCAATTGCAACGTCTGTTGGATCCTCTGGATCAACAATAAAAAAATCAAAGAGATCTCTTGCAGTTAAACCTTGGCCTTCAGCAGTTTTTTCTGTAGTGAAGAAATCAGACATAGTGCCGTCATCACCCACAACCATGTCTTTTATCACGCCAGGCATCACACGAGCGTAATCCATAAAGCCAAGATCTTCAGCTTCACCGCCATTTGCATACCCACGCACAGGCGCAACGCCTGCCATGATGCCCATGCCTTGGCGCTGTTGAGGCGTTTGGAACATTGGTCGCTGCATGATTTGGTTGTACATCATCCCGCCTTGGTTCATCCCTTCTGCCTCCGACAAAGCAATCGCTATGGCTTGCTTTGGATTTGTTACCTTTTTACCCGAACCGCCTGATTTGAGAGCGCCATCCTTGAACTCGCTCATCACCTTGCTGATTTTTTTCTGGCGTTTAGATTGCTTCACGACTGCGGTTTACTCTGGAGTAGTCAACACGATAGTAGCCATCATCGCCTACAATAACTGCGCTTGGGTCAACTGCTTTGAGTTCTTGTGCAATCACACCCTCAGTTGGGTCATCAATACCCATATCCTTAGCTGTGTCATTCCAATCCCATGTGTACCAGCCTACGCCGGGTTGAACGTCATCAATCTTCATCACGTTTTCTTTGAGGCGTATGTCAGAGACATTAAAAAGACTTCCAATCGCACCAGCGACATTGCCTAAGAAACCAACAGCTTGCCCAGCTTTTGCTGCTTTACTTGGTTCTTGATAAGCGCCTGCTTGATTTGCTTGCATTCCATAGCCACTGGTGTATTGAGGCATAAATGGTGCGCCACCCTGTAGCAAGGCTTGTCCACGCTGCAGTCTCATGAACGGCTCATCAGCCATTTGAGTTGCAGCCCTGTACTGCGCATCAAGACCCGCTTGCTGTATGCCTCTACCTGTTGTTCCTAACTGACCCAAGGTTTGTATTTGAGTTCCAAGCATCTGCTGACCTTGTTGACCAAGACCTGCGATACCAGACGCGGCTGCACGTTGTGCACCAGTACCTGCGCCAAATGCTTGCAAGGCTGTGCCAAACTGATCTTGTGTAAGACCGCCAAGACCTTGAGCGGCTTGTGCAGTTCTGCCCATCTGCTGGCCAAATATATCTGCGCCAAGTTGTTGGCCCTGAAGACCAAGCTGACCTATGCCACGAGCGATGTCTGCGCGTTGACCTGCAAGCCCTGCTTGAGCTTGTGCGCCCTGCAGCCCAAGAGCGCCACGCTGTTGAGCAAGAGACCCAATGTCTCTGCCTGCTTGCATGCCCATTTGCCCAGCTTGACCAAGTAATGAACCAATACCTTGCTGCCCTGACAATCCAAGCTGCCCACTTTCAAGCGCACCTCGTTGAGCCAGTTGCTCCGCACTCAAACCAAGCTGTCCTGCTTGCTGTGCTGCCTGTAGAGAGGTTCCTGCGCCTGCTTGACCCAATGACCCAGTAAGTTGTGCGGCCTGCTGACGGCGTCCCTGCGCCTGCTCAAAGGCTTGTTGTGCTTGTTGTGCTGCTTGTTGAAATCCTTGTGATCGTAACTCAGCGCCTGTCTTGGCTTGTTGCTGTAATACATTACGGCCAATCTCTGCCTCTTGTATTGCGCCTCGAGACCCACCAAATGCGCCTGCTCGTATCTGCTGTGCGCGTGCATCTCGTTTCTGTTGCTCGCCTAACCTTGCAATCTCTGCTTGTTGTGCCTCAATAACCTGTTGGTTAAAGGGATCTTGGAATCTAGCTATGCCTGCAGGATCGAACTGGTCACCAGTGCCAGCAAGCCCAGCTATGCCTTGAAGTGCTGCTGCACGGCCCATTTGGCCAGCAGACCGCAAGTCTGTACCAGCCATTTCAGTTTGTGCACGCGCTCTTTGTGCGGCTTCTGCAGCGCCTGTCTGCGCCCCAGCGACCTCACCCGTGATACCACGAGCAGCTTCTGTAATTCCTGTTGTTGCAGTGCCACTTGCTTCAGCTATGGCACGCTCAGCATCAGACATACCTGCTTGTGCACTACCAAGAATAGAAGGAATGCCTCTGCCTGCTTCTGCAATATCGCCAATCGCAGTTTCCATGCCTTGTCGTGCACGTTGATCTACAAACCGCTCACCTGTCGCTGGGTCAAAAACGCCCAAGCTTTGTTCGTACAGTTCACGCGCTCGTGGATCGGCAAACAAACCAGCAGAACGAGGGTCAAACCCTTGGCCAGCCTGTCTGAAAAGATCTTGCGCTTCTGCGAGTTGAGCACCAAAACCACCTAACCCTTGTGCAGCATTGCGTGCTTGAATCTCTAATGGTGAAAGACCAGCGACTTGTTGTATCGGTATGGGGATGGGTTGACCCATGAGGCCAAGGTCACCAGGTTGCCCACTGCCAAAGTAACTAGCAAGGATATTCCGAGTCGCCAACTCCATTGCTGGATCGGCAAAAGTCTGTCCTGCACTTGGGAGAACAACAGGCAGCGTATCATCAGTCTGCACTGTGCTGCTTTGTAAAAGATTCTGAACCATGGCTAAGCTTTCCTCATCGCTTGCTCGCCTGCCTTCTGTAAGGCATACATCATGCGAGCGCCCTCACGGCGTTGTTCCTCTTTTGATTTGCCAGCGCCATTCATTCTGCCGACGCCACGAACCGCCTTAGCGTTCACAACAAATTCACCATCGCTAAGCATTGCAGGAATGTCATCACTTGTTTCTGTGCCTGGACCGGCTATAGGGCCGTTCATACGAGGGAAATCTACGTCACCACCTTGTGCAAGTGCTGCTAACCCGCCACTTTGCATACCTCCAACCATGGAAGCTAGTTTAGCTATTTGGCCAATGTCTGGGCCATCAGATGAACTTGCGTTTGGATCTCTTCCTGCACCCGGATTTGATCTCATGCCTCCTCTGCTTTGCATAATTAAGGCAATCAATTGTTCTTTAGACATATTTTCAAGATCGGCATCACCTTGAGATGATGAACCGCCAGCCAATTCAGATGAGAAATCTTTTAGCTTGCCGCTTAGTCCTGTCATCATGGTGCCAAACTTTTGCATGCCAGTTGGCTCTGGCGCGCCTCCATACAATTCCATTCCTCCGGGCATGCCTCCACCACTCATCTCAACAGGCAAGCTTGCAATCCCGCCTTGCGCAGCGAGCATTAAGTCATCGCCAAAAGTTGGAGAGAATGGTATTTCAGAATCAGGTGCACGCTCAGGTTCAGGCGCAGAGTCAGGCGCAGAGTCACCTTTAAGACGCGCCTCAAATTCTGCTTTACCCTTGTTCCAACGATCTAACGCCGCCTTGTTCTCCCTTTTAATCCTTGTTTGCCTACCAATGTTGCCAGCAGCCTTCTTAGGTATAGGCTTCGGCACAAGGTCTTCGTAAGAGCCAAAAGTAGGCAAATCTAAATCTTGTCTTATGGACGCTATGATCGCTTGCGAATCTTCTGGCAAAGAACCAAAACTAGAACCCGCTTGAGATGCGCCACCCCCGATACCCCCGCTTGCTGGAGGCGTTGTGGCTACAGGAGGGGCCACGTTTGCTTGTGGGTAAAAAGGTTGCGTGGTTCCCGGAAGATTCGCATAAGTCATACCAGCTAAGCGTTGAGGAGCTAGAGATTGTGCATATGGGCTTGATGCACCGCCTAAAAAAGATGATGTTTGACTAAACCTAGGATCTTTTGTGGCTAGTGGAGAATCAGGAAACCGTTTAAATCTAGCATCATCAGATATTATTTCAGAAGCACGCGCTCTGCTTTGCGTTTGCAAGCGGTCTATTTCTTTGCTCGACTGTGGTTTTTTTCCCATATCAGTTACTCACCTGCTTAACACTTCCATCGCCGTCTGGCCTGTCTCAGCCTAGAGTTAGGATCTTTTGCTGCTTTTGGAAACTTCTTCATTTGTCCTGCAGATCGTGCGCAAAAAGACTTTCTACGCGCTGCTCGCTTCCCTGTAGGCTTACTCTCCGTCACAGCAGTCTGGAGTTTACTACCAGGATTAGCTTTACGATACGCCTTTACACCAGCTTCTGTCATGCCAGCGCCTTGTTTTGTAGGGCGAAAGTTCTTTTTATTGCGCTTTGGCATCTTGTCACGGCGTCGTTTCTTGACCTCGCCACCGCCATTGAACTCTTCTGCGTATCGTCTAAACATCAGGAGTACCTAGTTCTCTTGCGTCGATCCGACATAACAGCACCGCAACCACGGTGATTACGGCGAACTTCACCACCATTGGCTTTTTTTACAATGGTCTTCACATTTGTTGGCTTGCCGCCCACACCTTGGGGCTTTGCACGCTTGCGCGCAACAGCACTACGCCGCTCGCCCTCAGTCATAGATTTTGCTTTTGACCTAGGCACGCACTTTGGATACTTGCGCTTTGAACCTTTTACTTTGGCACGGCCACACTTCTGGAACTTACCGTCTTTCTTCGGTGCCCCAATATCTACCCAATCACCTTTTGGGCCTTTGCCGAACCATTCTTTTAAACTCATCTGTCTATCAATCTAGCTCGTCTGGATATGAAGCCCCCGCCTCTCACGTTTCTTATTTTCTTCGCTGCAGATGACGTACCACTGCTTTTAGGCTTCGGGCCTTTGAAGTCTTTACGTTTCTTACCAGACGGATCTTTAATCTTGCCTGCACAAATCTTGCTGGCGTAAGCGTTTGCATACGCGGACGGGTATACCTTGAACTTGCGCTTGGCTGCAGCTTTACCTCTTGGGCATAGTTTTGTCATGAACCTACACTCACTACGATTGCTCCTTTGTTTATCACCTGAACAGAACCAACCTCACCTTGTGCTTCAAGAGGATCAGTTGTGTAAGGCAGCTCCTGAGATAAACTAATCCAATTGCTCCCATCAAACACCTGTAAGGTGTTGATAGTTGTATTCCAGATTAAATCACCTGTATTGAATTTCAAAGTGTCTCTTTTCTCTCGCGTGAACTGCGGCGTAGAGTCTGGATCAAACGCATCTAAGCTCAGTTCAAGCAAGCGCACTGTTCTATTGAACGTGGTGCCGTCAACAGAAGCACCATTGTTAATGAGAGGCAGTCTGCTTTTTAACAACTTGCTCATCGTCTACCGTTGGGCTGTATATCAAGTCGAGTACCACCAACTCTGAAACCAACGCCTAGTTGCGAATCAGTGACTGCGTCATCATCAGACTCAAAGCGCACCACTGCTTGACGCCCTCTTGCTCGAGTATCGACCTTGGTGGTTGAGCTTGTGATTGCAGTAGTCTGATCGGTGGTCAGCGTACTGCCGGGGAAGTTGCGCGCTTTGACTACCACATTAATTGTTTGAGTTGAGCCTGTGCCTGTAAACTTGATGTCTGGTATGCAGCGGCGAATGAACTGAAACTCCTCACCATCGCCAATATCAAAGTCAGCAGATTCGATGAACACGTTAGTCATTGGACTGCCATCATCATCGTGACCTGTCTCGTGTTGAAACAAATAATTTGTGGAGCTTGATTTACCTGCTGCTCTTGGAAAAGCAACGATGCCTTCATCAAGCCATGCAGTTCTAGATAGCTGCCCAATGTTCCATGTTTGTTCTTCGTAGTTGTACGCAACAAACCTATCTATGGTGATTGAGTCTGCAGAGCAGTAGAACCAACCGACCTCGTTGAACTGCTTGTTCAAAAACGCAAACACTTGAAACGCCTGGCCTTCGTTGAAGTCATCAAACACATACGACTTTACTGAACAAGGCAGCGGAGTGACGTTGCCTCCGTATGAATAAAAACCTTTCTTATCCATCCAAAACACGCCAGATGGTGCATTCACCGCACCATTAGGGCCAATCAGGCTAACGCCTTCATTGATTAGATTAAGACCAAAGGTCAAAGGTGGCCCAATAAACTGCAGGCTGTACAGCGCAACGTCAGTCCATATCAAAGTCTCTTGCCTAGCTCGCAAGCCACCTATGATCTCGCTGCCTGCAGAACATCTTAATGATCCTGCCGTATTCGTAGCTAATGGCTCAAACTCAGTGGCGTTTTCTTGATCAGAGAACGCAATCAACAGCGGGTCAATAGAGCCAGTTCGCGCAGTGCCTGCTGCATTGATAGGGTCAGCGCCAAGCACAAGAACGTGTCTGTCGATGTCTGAGACTATGACCTGCAGCCCCTTTGTGGGAACCAAGTTTGCGCCACTGATGCCTGACAAAGCGACGGCCCTGGTGCTAAGGCCATTTGTTTTGTCCCAGTAGTAGATGCTTCCTGCGCGAGGATTAGATATTAAGTCTTCACCAAAGTTATCCATTGACCACAAACGCAGCTGGTTTGCATCAGTCAAAGCAGAGGTTGAACCCCAAGAGCCAGAGCTCCAAGCACCAACACCCCAACCTGTGCCATCAACAAAGACATCTAGCCCGCTTGTTATCTGATATGTCCCTACAGTCGAGCTACCTCCATTACCACTGTCACTACTGTTTGCAGTAACTTCTGCACCGCTTGTGTCTTTTGCGACAATAGTAAACGTGCTTGTGCTTGGCACAGATGCGATTTGATATTCTTGGTTTAAGACTGCTGCAACAACATTCCCACCTAAACTTGCTGCATCAGAAAAAGTAACAAAGTCACCTTCTGCGGCACCGTGACCTGTGTCGGTGACAGTTATCGTGCTTGATCCATTGGTTGCAGCAAAGGTAACGTCGCCCGCACCCGTTGTGCTGCGTATTGGAGTGATGTCGTTGTAGCTTGCACCTTCTTGTATGTACAGTTTGAACCGTGTCCCAAGTCCCAAAAGCTTTGTACCATCAAGGTCAACCCAACCATGAAGCTTGCGGCCTGTGCCTTCGTATGATGACTGAATGTATTTCTGCCAACCGCCTATCTTCTCTGGCAAACCCTTACGAAACCGCACCAAGTTGCCATCAAACCAACCGCCTTCTGCAGTGTAGTCAGTGCCTTCTTTGTTGATGCCAGGGTTGAAGATAAACTTTTGCAAAGGCATTACTGATACTCCCCGGTACGAATCATCTCAGTCACCTCTACGGCACGATTGCCTACCTGTTGACTCCAGCGGCTGTCCATAAACTCGTCGGCTGCGATGTCAAACTGCTCACGAGACATGGCCTCAAGCGCCTTCACAAAACCACGCAGTCTTGTGAGGCCAAGGTTAAAAGAAATATCAATCATGGCGTCTTGTCGTACTTCATTAAGTGCAGCAAACCAAAAGTAATTATCTTCAAGTTCTTCTCGCACGCGCTTGATGTCATTGTTTAATAGGTACTCTATTTCATCGTCAGATAACCCAAGACCAGATTCAGCAATGTTGCGGCCAACACCAATAGTTTCATAGCCAGCAGAGCACATATAAACTTTAGACCGCACGCCTTCATGCAACTTGAGCATTTCAATTAGTTTTGTCATTACTTCTCCCTGCTCACGCCTCTAGTTTTTTCGTAGGATCTCATAGCGCCGAGACCGAGCATGCCAGTCATAGTAGTCATTAACAGCGACGGGTCTATCTCTGGAACCTCTACCCAGATACCTGCTATGGGCGCAATCAATACATGATACAGAAGACCCAGACTACAGCACCAACCAATCGAGGGACGCCACCCGGCAACGAACAGCGACTTGTGAGCAGCCTCGACCTTGTTGATCTCCATTTGACCCTTGGCAAGTTCAGCGGCATGGCGCTCTGCAAGCGTGCTCAACTCAAAGGCGATACGATTCTTCTCGTCTTTGTCTTCAATAACCTTGTCGAGCAAAGAGGTAGCTGGCCCTATGAGTGATGCGAGTATGCTCATCGTTTCGCCATGTACGCTGTAGCGCCAAAGTATAGCCCGACAATAGAAGCCTGGCTAAGAAACAACATGTCACTTAAAGAAGCCAGAGTGGACAAACGGGATTCTGGGACAAAAGGCATGAGTGGTAGAAGAGCGAAAACCACCATACTAGAAAGACTAACCCAAGCCATTCTTCGTTGACTATCTGCTTTCTCTTCACGCAGTTCGATCTCAACAAGCTCT